TTTTATAGACAGTAAGGTTTATATACAATTAGATGATAAAGCAACGTCTGAGTTTGTAGATGATAGTTACGTTGAAGCAGTTAGCGTAAACGGTAGGTTTGTGAATACAAGTTTTACTATTAAGTATGTTAGAGAAGGTATGATAACTAGTTCTAGAAGTATATTATTCGGAGAATCTAATCAATTTATTGAATCCTTAGTAGATGTAGAGTTGGAGACGGGGTTGGTGTTTGAAGAGAATGGTATAGGAGATGTAGAGCTGCTTGGTGGGAATTTTCGAGATTCTACAATGAATGTGAAATATAAGGTAGAAGAACCAGGAGTTGATGATATTGTAGATACGTATTTAGTTACGAAAGATGGTTACATGTATAACAATATTGTAGATTATGAGATGGAATTTGTTAGATATAAGAACGCTAATTTTAATTTAGCTAATAATAGAGAAAAATGTGGTAACAACTTATATAGGTTTGATATAAATATTGATTATAAGGACGTGGATAATAAGGTATCGAAGGATGACTTTATATCTAAAGGTACTTATATAGATGAAGAATCTGAGGTTGATGTTGAGGGAGAGAGAGTAAAGTTAGGGGATTTGTATGAAAGTAAGAAAACGTGGTCGAGCGATTGGATGAATTTAGTTGGAGATGAGGTAAAGAGTAGAGATTTCTATGTAGGGAGACGGATATAGATGTGGTTAGTAGGGAGCGTAGAGGAGTTAAAAAAAGTAGATGAACAAAGTGATGAAGGGGATACATTGCTGTTAACGAATGATATAGATTTAGCTGAAGTGGATCCTATTGAAGAGGTAGAAGTGAATTTTAAAGGAATAATAAAAGGTGATGGGTACACGATATACAACTGGGATTTAGAGAAAAATATAAATTTTAATGCAACTGGGGACTTAGTTGTAGAAGATTTAACGATACAGATAGAAGGGTTTACTAGTAAGAAACAGGTTTTTGGAGGGGCAAGTAAAGTAACAATGAGGAGAAGTAAGGTTATTAGTAATTACATAAGGGACGTAGGAGGTAACGTAATAAACGATGAAGTGGTGATGGAAGAAAGCCTATTTAGTTACAAAGGACCTTATGTAAGTAGTTGTCTAACTGGGACGACATTAAAAGACTCTTATGTATACTTAGGGTTAAGTGGTTTAGAAAATATAAATAACAGCGGTGTTTTGAATAACGCTGTATTGAATAACTGTAACGTTGATGTAAGAGCGAATATGGAAACATTTAAAGGTGTACTTGTAGGAGGAGACATGGACGATTGCGATGTACATTTAGACGTAGATATAGGATTAATTAAAAACATTGATAATAATAGACAGGTAAAGTATAAGTTACTAGATTATGTGACAAATAGTACTATAAAAACAAATTTAAGGGTGAGGAATGTTGTAAATTACTCTAATTATCCGACAATTTGTAGTACAGAAGAAAGTGGTAACTATGAAGATATTACTTTTAGTGTAGATGAGTATTATATATTAGATAAGGATTCTAGTGACGATATCACGGAAGATGATTTTATTTACTATTATGCAAACGGTTACATTTATGATGATTATACAATTAAAACTAAAGGAACAAAGGTGTTTATAGTAGGGTCCGATAGGGATGTAGGACCTTTAGATATAGAGGATACAGACATCGAAGTACAGTTAGATGTAGGTACTGAAGGGACAATGATAAATAGAAGTGAATATACAAAAATAGGTAAGGATTTGAGGTTTAGTAAACAGGATATTATAGAGAGATTAATTTGGAATATTGAGGAGTTTATATCACTTCCGTATCTTCGTTTCTTAACAAAGCTTCACGGTGAATTTAGTTTGATACAAGCAGCTGATATAGAGATTTTTGTAGGTGAGGGGTTAGGTTTTATACAAAACATAATAACGTACACGGTTGAAGGGACGGAAGAATTTGTAAAGGGAATAGATAAGAGAATGGAAATACAGACGGGAAATGGGTTAGGGTTTATACCTTTAGTTAACCCAGATCATGTTAAAGCATCTAATGTTGAGATGTTTGTAGATGAAGAAGGTACTATAAAGTCATGGATGAAAAATAAAGATAATTTAGAGTAATCGCTCTAGAGTTTGACACTTCCTACTTAATAATCTTTCAACTTCGCAGTTAGAAATACAACACTAACAATTAAACAAGGGATAAGGGATCGGGTTGATTCCTTTCCCTTTCTTTTTATGTCTTGTTGTAAAAAAGGATTAGAGAGGGATGTGTGTGTATGAGGGTGGATATTTTAAAAGGTAAGGAGATCGTTGTGTTCGCAGGGCATCAGAGTGATACATGGTCTAAGCATCGATCTAAAGGTCGATATGCGAAGTTTGTAAAAGAGAAGAGTGAGTACAGTGATGTAGGTGAGTATGCCGAGTTTGAATCGAACTTGGATATTGCAAGGAACCTTATAGGAGGGTTACGTAAATTAGGAGCAACAGTACATTTTCCGCAAGAAGATGGGACGGATTTTACATTAAATCAGCGTGTTCAATTTTGTAATCGAGTAAGACCGGATTTAAATATCTTTGTACATTCGAACGCTACAAACAATGATAACACGAGAGGATTTGCAGGGTTTTATTACTATCGTAGTAATGATAGTAAAAGGTTAGCAGAGTGTTATGCGAGTAGTGTAGAGAAAAGAGGATATCCGTTATGGTCGAATGGTTTATATCCATGTGAACCTGGTACTTGGAGTTGGTTTTATGTGATTCGAAAAACGTTGGATAATTGCATTTTAACTGAAAATGACTTCTTTACGAATGATGTAGCCGTAGAGATGTTATTAAATCCAAATCATCAAGATAAGATAGCACAGGCACATATCGAAATGGTTTGTATGTACTTTAATGTAAAGTACCCATCAAATTTCGATAAAAATGAAGGTAAGGATAAGAAACCTAAGTTTGATGAAAAAGATGATCGACTTTATCGATTGGTCACAGGCAGTTTTGCAAATGCGAAGCAGCTGTCGAATGCAAAGGATAAACTATTAAATAAGTTTAGTTGGACGGTGTACGAAAAAGCAGATAGTACAGGGTTTAATCCTGCGTTTAGGTTAGTTACAGGAACGTTAAGAGGTAAGAAGAAAGCGAAATATTATAAAAAGTGGATTGAGAAGCATTTCGGTTGGACGATGTATTTAAAAGAAGAGAACTAGGTTGAGGGGGTCTCGAGATGGAAGGAGAGCAAGATAATATAACTCGAGAAGAGTTTAATAGGTTTAGGAAGGACATAGAGAAGAATGTAGGAGACGTACAAGAGAATCTAGATGATTTTAAAAAAGAGACGCGGGAGAAACATGATATGCAGGTAGCAGAATTTAATAAGGTAAAGGTGCAGAATGCAGGCATAGAGGAGAATATTAAAAATATTAAAGAGAACGGAGAGAAGACAAATAAGGCGTTAGAGAATTTAGAGAAGACGTTTAGGAATACAAACTATATAAGTAAGACGCAGATCGTATGGATCGTAGGAGGAACTGTAGGAGGAACAATAATAGGTGTGTTAATTAAAACGTTTGCAGGAGTTATATTTTAATTTAGGGAGATGTTGAGAGATGGCCGAGGAGATTAATTTATTGAGTCAATTAGGATTAGAAGGGCAGCATATTGTTTTTATTGTAGTTGTTGCATTGTTTACTAAGTTGAGCGTGGACGCATTAAAGAAGAGTATACGTTTGGTTAATAACTATATACCTTTAATTAGTATTGTTGTAGGTATTGGATTGAGTGTGTTGTTTAGTTTACTACCTGTGTTAGAGATTAGTTTAGTAGTAGCAGCTGTGTACGGAGTTATAGCAGGACTTGTTGCACCAGGTGTGCACGAGTTGATTAAGAAGAGGTTTGGAGATTCTAAAGATAATAAAGAGGAAAGGGATGTAGCGTAATGAGTGAAGGAGAACGTAAGTTAAGTTTAGAAGATTTGCAGAAGGTTTTTGATCGGTATGAGGATGTGGTTGTTAGTTTAGCAAAGGATTTAAACGAACTTGAAGAAGCAGGGGCAGATGATACGGAAGTGTATAAGCGTACAGACGACAAGTTAAAACAAGAGAATGCGAAGGGTTTATTGTTAACAGAGTTAATAGGGTATACAAGAGGTTACGTAGATTTGGATTATGTGTACAAAGAAAATTAATAGAATATATTTATAAGAAACCGTACGGATAACGTACGGTTTTTGTTATGATAAAATATAAAACTTATACATAATAAATGTTGAGGAGACAGGTTTGATGTGAACGAAATAGGGGTTACAAAAACGGAATTGAGGCAATTAGTAAAAAGGTTAAGAAAAGAAGTAAACTATTACAGAGAGGTAGGGGATAAAGAAAAGGAAAAGGAAGCACAGATACGTATGCGATTAGTGTATAATCTACTTAGTTATTCTAACAATAGAAGGATCGATTTAGAGGACGTTTAATAGGAGGTTACAAGAGTATGGATAATAGACAAGCGATAGGGTATATGTTGTTAGCATGTAAGCGAGCAGGGTATAGTAAGGAACAAGCGAAAGAGTTATTCGGAGAGATGTATTATTTATTCGACATAAAGACAGAGGAAGAGGCGGAAACGCAAGGGTTTGGATGGTATCATTCAGGAGAAGAATAGTTTAGTGTTTTAGTGCATTAAAGTATATAATAAGGTGTTGAGTTGAACAGTCTATATTGTCTGTTCAACTTATTTTTTTTTGTACATATGTAGTATATTAGATTGCAAGGTAGGCATGTATTAGGATAGAATAGTAGAAACTAGTATTTTAAAAGAAACGTTTACATATTTTTGTACAAATAAAAAGAGATCGAATTGGTAGTTCGATCTCAGCAGGGGTCTTTTTTGCGAGCGAAAGGATAAGTCGCAATGGAAAAGACAAAACTATAAAGGTTAGAGATAAGTTTTATAGATGAGCTGTTGGTAGCAGTCATCTTAATTAATATTAATATTTATCTACATTTTATATAATTTCTATACTTATTGCAAGTATTTTTGTGTAGTTAATTATATACAATAACCTTTCGCTTATTTTTACCCCTGTAATAATTTATAGGGGTATTTATATGGGTTTGGAGAAGAATAAGCAGGTAAAGATAGAGAGGGAAAAGATAGAACATTGGACGGATCTCTGGTTTACGGATACGAAACGCTATGGGTACGTAGAGGTGTCGAACCTGGGCAATGGTTATAAGAAGTCGTATGGGGCGAATAATATAGAGGAAATGATAACGGATAGCATGGGGATAGAAGAAAGGTACATAAGTTTAAATGCGTTTTCTTTTGGTAGTAGAAGAGAAGAGGACTTGAAGCAGCTACGTAATATATGTGTAGATATAGATCAGTACAAGGTCATGGTAGATGGTATGGGTGATTTAGAAGCGTTAAAAGATGAATCTGTAAGAAAAAAATTGCATGATAAACCGATGTCGGTTGAGAGTTATTTAGAGACAGATAGAAGTGAAGAAGGATTAAGGCCAATGACAGTTGGTGAAGGTATAGATAGGATAAATAATTTGGTTGAAAGAGGTATTATACCGGAACCTAATCTTGTGTTAACTAGTCGAGGGATACAGATTTTTTATTCAATAAAGCATGGTGCGGCGACTGAGATTGATTGGTTGTATAAATATATAAATGACCAATTTGTTGAAAAGACTAAGGATTTAAATTCGGATCCTAGGGCACATGCAATAACGGGTGCAAGAAGAATGCCGGGAAGTGTAAATGCACGTGACGGAAGTGAAGTGAAATGGGAAATTTGGAATGATGAACCATACACATTAGAGGAATTAAGTAGGTATTGTGTGCCTATAAAAAAATTAAAAAAGAGTAAGAAAAAGAAGAAAGCAAAAGTTTATGATTTTATAGATAAAAATGAAAAGGATAGATTAGAGGGGATATATGCACAGAATTATACGAGGGTTTTAGACTTAGAGAATCTGATTGAGCTAAGAAAAGGTGATATGACGGGGATGAGGAATAAATTGTTGTATGTGTATTCTTTTCATTTCACGTTATATAATCGAAATTTTGATGAATTAGAGAAAAGGATGCGAAGTGTATTAGATAGAATACATAGTAAGGATAGAGAGAAAATAACCGATAGAGCGTTTGAAAAGACTTTATTAAGTGCATATGAGAGCGCTATGAGGTATTTTTCGCATTTAAAAGAGAATGGGTACAAAAAATTTGGAACAACTGCAGATGGGATAATAAAGCCATACAGGTCTGTAAACTTGATAAAGATGTTTGAATTAAGTGAAGTTGAGCAACAGAGTATGAGAGATATAGTAGGTAAAGAAGAGAAAAAGAGACGTGATATGTTAAGGAAGAGAGAGGAGAGAGGTTCTACGTCTAGAGAAGAATATAATAAAGGCAGAAAAATGAGTAAGGAAGAGAAGATAGAAAAGTTAAGGGGAATTTTAAAGGAAGATCCTAGTTTAACAAATAAGCAAATAGCTGAGATGATAGGGGTGACAGGTAAGTATATAGGTAATTTGAAGAAGGAATTATAGGGGTGAACTGACTGTCCCTACAAACATTTATTATTTGTAAACTAGGTTACTATTTAGGGTTTTAAAACGTAGACAAAGTCGTAGTGGAAAAGAAGATAAGGGGATATTAAGAGGTCTTGTGTAGTAGGGTCGCCGGATAGGCGACCTCGCGCGCTGATTTTTAATTTAGGAGGATACATGATGGGTGATGTAGTTACTGTACATTTTAAGAAGAAAGACGAATACTATTTTACGGAGAATTGTGCGGGGTGTACAAAGGTTTTAGAAGACGTTGATGAAGAGACGTGTGTTGAGCTGGAACATGATACGTATGTAGAAGTTATAGCTTTATGTAGTAGTTGTTATACAACTGTAAAGCAGTATGGTGTATTATAGAGGGAATGAGCCGATCGATAGTAAGAAAAGGCCGAAGATAACAAGTGTAAGTCCAAAGAACATAACTTTCAACTCCTTTAAATATATATGTAGACAAGGCACATTACTATGTTACGTAGTAGTGTGCCTTGTTATGTTATTTATTTCTGTTTAAAATTTCGTCTTCGTATTTTTGGAGAAAATCTAATGTAGCGTTGTCGATAAAATCTTTCATAAACCCTCTTCCTTCGACTTCAGACAGTTTATTCAAACGTTCTAATAGATCCTTTCGGATAAGGAATGTATGTCTGGTATGTGTATCTATTGTTTTTTCTCTTCGAATAGATAAGAAATCGTTGTTTGTTTCTTGTTTATTTGTTGTAGGTGTTTCTTGTTCCTGAGGCATTAATGTATCGATCGCCTTTTTAGGTGTATTTTTGTTTTCCTTTGATTTTTTCATCTGCTCTTCAAATGACATTTTTATCAAACTCCTTTAAGAATTCTTTATAACTTCTCATCACGTTTTTAATCTCTGGATTACTTACAAGTCCTAATGCAGGTACACGTCCTACAACTGCTGAACGCTTGATAACGGAATTGAAGCATAGTTCTTTGTATTCTTCTTCAACCAGTTCAGAAAAGTACTTGTTGTCGGAACGTCTTCCGTCTATCATACTTCGCAAAATACCTGCGATTTTAAGATTAGGATTAACCCTTTCTTGTACAGTTTTAATTGTTTCTAGGTAACTTTTAAGAGAGTTGTAGCAAAATTTGCTCGTCTCGAACATTATAAGGACGTAATCGCTTGATGTAAGGGAAATTATAGATAATTCACCCAATTGAGGTGGGTTATCTATAATGATGTAATCGTATTGATTTTTAATAGGTTCTAGAGCTTTGTTAAGGACGTGGTGAAATTGGCCGTTCAAATTTAAGTAGAAGTGAGGTGCGAGTGTGTTTACGTTTTCGTCTCCAGCTAGGAGATGTAGATTCTCATCAATTTTTAGAATGTAGGGAGATGCGTCTCCGTTTATGATTGCATCGTGTATAGTTGTATCTTTAAATTGATAGATATCATCTTCTCCTGTAAGTAATTGTGTGTAGTTACCTTGACCATCCATATCTACACATAATACTCTATTTCCTTTTTCTTTAAGGTGATAAGCGAGGATACTTGATGTAGTAGATTTACCAACCCCGCCTTTCTGAATACCTATAGATATTACTTTAGTCATTTTCACCTCCCCTTTCAATTTAGTATTTGTACATACTTATATAATACTATAAAAACCTATGCATTTGTATATGTAATTAAATAAAAAGGTACACATAGTTATATGTACAAATATACTTATACATAGATGTGTACATATTTTTATACATATAATAAATCAATTATTTAAATACATACATATATGTTTCCTTATAAGTGTATAGTTCCTTAATATTTTTCTGTGCATAGGGGCAGTAAGAGGTAAGAAAGAAAGTTAGAAAATAAAAATTTGGAGGGTAAGAGGATGAAGCAGGTACAGGCAGAAGTAGAGCGATTAATTAATGTAGAAGGGTTAAAAGCTAAAGATGTAGCAAGGGTATTAGGTATTTATAAGCAAGATGTAAGTAATATCCGAAAAGGTAAGAGGAATTTGAGAAAGAAGACAATAGAAGAGTATATGTTCCGATTAGAAAACTGGAAGGATTACTTAGATGTAAGTGTTGTAGATAAAAAGGAACAGAGCTTAGAAAATTATTTAGAAGAATTAGTAAATAAGAAAGTTAGTTCCTTTTTAAAGAAAGAATCCTAGAGGGTTATGAGTCAATAAGAAAAAAGAGTGCATAAGGACAGTAGGGAGTAAGAAAGAAAGTAAGAAAATAATAAAATTAAAGGGGAAATGCGAAATGTTAAACGCAAAAGAAGGAATTTTGAGAGTAGTAGATATGAAGAATGTGATGTTTAATTTAGAAGGATTTAATTTTGATGAGAAAGTTGATTACGAGATCGAGTTCGCTGGAGCATTAGGATTGGATATTAGAGAAGTAGAAAAACGTGATGGTGAAGTGGATTTAGCTTTTTATAAGAAAGGAAATGAAATCGAGACAGAGGTAGGATTTACGATAGAGATAGAAGATAACACTGTAATTAAGATAAAGAATATTTATTCGGAAGTATTTGAAGATCTTGATGGATATGATTTAGAGGTTGTAAATGAAAAATTGAATGATCGTTTATTTAATTAAAAGATAGAGAGGGTTCACCCCTCTCCATCAATTTTTTGAAAGGGTGATGGATATGAAATGTGCGATAGAAGAATTTAAATATTACCTAGAAGAGAAGATAGATAACAAAGTGTTTTTAACAACAGATTTTAATAACAACGCAATGATAGAAGTAAAAATGAGGAAAGCGATAGGGGATTTATTTTTCGCGGATTGGATGTACGCTGATAGGTTACAGAACAAGTTTGAAGAAGGAACAACGATATTAATAGAACAAGATATAGGTAACTTAATAGAAAAAATATCTGATTTAATAAAAGAGAACAAACTTGTATGTAGCGAGATAAGGGTATAGACAATTTTTAATAGGAGGAAACAAAGAAGAGAGGAAGATAAGAATGGGTAAGATGTTGAGAGGTAGAGATAAGTATAAGGTAGAGGATATAGGAGAAGGTAAAGTCTTGTTAACGAACATGAATAAGGTTAGGAATAAGGATTTAGGTCCTTTTAAGATAGTGATTAGCTGTGTTGATTTAGATAACATAAATTTAGATAAATTAAGTAGAAAGACGAGAGGAAAGAAGAGTGTCTATGGGTATTGGCAGGAGAATGGGAAGACAGAATTAGTACATAGGTGGGTAGTAGGATTAAAGTCTGGAGATGGAAGTGAGGATTTTGAAGTGCATCATCACAGAGGGTATGGAGATATACAGACTAGCTTGAATAATAGTAGATCGAATTTATTTATACTAACGAAAGATCAACATAACGCTGTACATTATACTATTAAAGAAGGTAAGAAGTTAAAATATGCATTTGAGTGTGATGATGCGAATAGGAAGATTTTGGGTTTGAAGAGTAGGGAAGAGTTTTTGAAGGAAGAAAAATTTTTTGAAGGTCTATGCACAGTGTAAGGTCGTTGTACTGTGTTAGGGTGAAAGGTTGTACGGTGTAGGGAATGAGGTGAGTAAGGTTTTATTGAAAAGTTCTCACTTCGATGTGACTTTTAATAGAGATGTAGGTTTATATAAAAAAAATACCTGCACTGTACCGAAACCGTGCGTGGGTAGAAAATAAATAATAAGAGGTTAGTAGTTAAAAGATAAGTTGTTTTAGGTAAGAAACAAGGGTTAAATAGGAGGATAAAAGTAAAATGAGAATAACATATAACTAAAATGAAATTATGAGGTGGTTAACATGAGTAGAAAAAGAGAGAGTAAACCTAGGTTTACATTATATCCGGGAGTTGAAATTTGGAGGAATGTGAAGGAATTATGTCGGCGTAGAGGTATTAACATAGGGTCTCTTCTATTAAATATTATAGAAGATGTATTAAATAACAACAGTGAAGAAGAGATAATGAAACGATACGGTTATAATCGAGAGGTGACTAGGGATGTAAAAGGGAGGATAGCAAGCGTAGATACGGAAGAGTATAGAGAGTATCTTAGAAAAGAAAGGGAACGGAAAGAAAAGGAAAATAAGATAAGGGAAGTTGTAGGAGAAAAGTTATTAGTGTGGAGAACGGAAAAAGGACAACATGTTGTTAAAGAAGTTTTAATAGAGGATGTGACGCGGGATGGTAAGATGTACACGATTCGTTTTAGGGATGGAAAAACGGATAGATGGGAAGTAGATACGGCATTAGAAAGGGTAGTGGACAGTTTAGGTTTACCGAGGAATAAGACAGGTATGAAACGATTCTTACAAAGGTATAAAACTAGTATAGAAAAGTTTCCTTACATTAAAGATGCAGATAGGAGAGATATAAAGGGGGATTTTAATCCTTACAGCGAGAAAGTAAATAGAGATTTTGAAGTTATAAGGGATAACTTTAAGAAGTGTGGGTTGACGGAAAAGGAATTTAAAAGGTATGTAAGTATAATGCGGACGGTACAGAAAAGGGGTTGGTAACGTGGAATTGCAAACAGAGAAACAGATAGAGCAGCAGTACATCGACTTAGAGGTAGATAAGAAAGGTTACGTTGTGTTTATGCAGATGTTAAATAAGGATAGTAGATATATAGAACAAAGGTTGAGGAAGTTACAGAAGGTGCGTAAGAGTAAAGAAGAAGGGCAGAAGAAGTTAAAGGAAATTGAGGATAGGGTTTTGGAAGACGGTGGTTGGTAAGATACATAAGTATATGTGTACATATAAGTATACATATACTTGTGGATAAAAGAATATGTATATAAATAGGAGGTTAAATAGGTGGCACAAATAATACAGTTTAAAAAGAAAAGGGATGTGTTGAGTATGGATATGAATTTGAAGGTAGATTTTGGATATAACGTGGAAGAAGGGAAAACGTATTTATGCGCTGTTGTTGTAGATTCGACAGGGAATAAGGAAGTATACAAGGAAGAAAGAAATTTTGAAATGGATCAATACTTAGCAGGAATGAACGCTTTCTGTTTAGCTAGTAAGTCAATAAAAGATTACCAGGAGGATGTTGGTTATCCTGTAGGGTTCGTCAATTATCGTAGTGTTCAGCAATATTTAGATTTGTGGGTTAAGAAAGGAAAGCATAAGAAATATGGCAAGCAGATCAAATTTATTAATCAAATACACAAGCAGATTGAATTAGAGAATTGGGATTACGAACAGCAAAAAGGAGGACGTGAAGGGAAAAAGAATAATTTAGCTCTAGGAGAATTATATAGTAAGGGTAAAGGTAAAAATGCAGGAGAAGATCCTTTCTCGGTTTTATTTGCAGATAGTGAGGAGAAGGGGATAAAGGTAGAAGGAAATCCTTTTGCAGGGAACCTTAAACAGGAGAAGAATCCTTCTAGTAATGTAGTCCCTTTTAAATTTTAGAGCATAAAGACAACTCTCTTTAGACGTTAACAAAAACATTTCATTTCCAGGAGGGGTTAGGAGGTCTGTGGACAGTGTGTAGAAACGAGTAGAAGATAACGGATTATAGTATAAAAGAATTTATAGGGAGAAGGGGATATTATGTACGGGATTGTTAAAGGTTATAGTGTGTGTAGAGGTTCGGATAAAGTAGATGCATCTTTAATAGATGTAAAAGGAAAAGAAGTAGAGGTAGAAATTGACTTAGAATTGTTTACACTTTTGTTAGGAAGGGATATAGGTGTTAAGGACGCTTTAAGTATAGATAATTTAATACAAGATATAGAAAAAGATCAGGAGTTAGAGATGTATTTAAGTTTTAAAAATCAGATAAGGGAGAAATTTTTAGAGGATAAATATAAAGAGTCACGTGGTAATCCTCGAAGTTTAAATAAAAAGGATAGGGAACGCTTTTTTAAATTAAAGGATAAAATATAAAATAACATTTAAATAGGAAGGGAGTGACGCATACAAGGATGTATGTGTCTTTTTTATTTAGTAAGGATCCAATCAATTTGTTAGGTCCTTATTTTTATGTTTCAAGAAGACGAATTTATGCATACGGGCAGTGAGGGTTAGAAGTTAAGAACAAATAGTAAATAAAAATTAAAAGGGGTAGATAGAGATGAAACTAAATGAAAATGTGATTAAGGCGGTGATGGATAATGTTGAAGTAGATAATAAGGTAGAAGGAAAAAACACGAGGAACGCTTTAGGTAGTATTTATTATGCGAATGAAGCATTAGATGAATTGACTGGACAATTATATAAGGAATTTATGGAACCTGAGATAAGGGATACTATTAGATCTGTAAATGAATTATTTAATAGGTTTGTTGATGGAAATTTTGGTAATAAAACGGATGGTAATGAAGTTACTGAAGAAGTTATGTAAATGTAGATAAGATGAAAGAAATTTTTGCTGGTTATGATGAAATAAAGTTTATGTTAGACGAAGAAGAAAAGGATAATGATTGTAAGTTTGATGAAAAAGATCTTAATAATGTTATAGATTTAACATTAGGATCTGAGTATAGAGATAGATTTAAGGAATTAGTTAAGTTTAGTGAATATACAAGAAAAATTTAAAGTTAGGAAAGCTATTAAAATATAAATATATATAAATAGGAGGTAGGCATCTCAAGAAAGTTGAGGTGTCTTTTATTTATCTTATACAAGTACATCAATTATCTAGATCCTACGTCTATAAGTGTTAAGTTTTGGACGGATGTGAGAAGGTGATAAAACTATAGGATATTTACCTTGTATTTTGTCTAGAAGTTACTATATAATTACATGTACATAAGTCATATAACTTTTAGACGGAAAGGTGATAAATTTGAAGATCGGATATGCACGAGTAAGTACAGTAGGACAAGATTTAGAAAGTCAGGAGAATTTATTGATGGAATATGGATGCGAACGAATATTTGTAGAGAAGGTAACGGGAACTTCTACAGCACAAAGAAAAGCGTTACAAGATTTATTCGACAAAATTCGCGAGGGGGATGAAGTGTATGTAACGAAGATAGATCGTTTAGCAAGGTCGATTATAGATTTAAATAAGATAGTATCGGATTTGAATGAGATGGGTGTGAGCGTATATTTTATTAAAGACAATCTAGAATTCCAAGCTGGAGACGAAGGAAATAGTATGCAACGTCTTATGTTTAATGTACTAGGTTCGTTCGCACAATTTGAGAGGGATTTGATTGTAGAGAGAACGACAGAAGGGAGGGAACGAGCGAAGGCACAGGGTAAGCATTTAGGTAGGAAAGGGAAAGCTGAAAAGGATGTGAAGAAAGCAATAAGGTTGTATAAGGAAAGGGATCAGAACGGTATGAGTGTGACGGATATATCTAAGTTAACAGGTGTACCTAGAAGTACTATTTATGTAAAAGTAAAGGAATACAAAGAATAGTAGTAGGGGTAGGGGTATGCGCGTCCCTAGACACAATGTGTGTGATGAATTTAGTTGTACTGATATATAGGGTTGTACATTTAATTTTGCTGTGTGGTTAACTAAATTTGTAAAAATAGACATATTATAGTGTTGTGTTGCATATACATCTGCTAAGCAGTACATCGATTTTCTAATTACTGCTTAGCAAGACGGTTTCATAAATTTTCCGATAAAAGTGCAATAACTTTTGTAGAAACTGTAAAATTTATCCGTTATCTTCTATATAACTAATATAGAAGTGAGGGAACGGTGATGAATAGTAAACAGCTGCATGATATTATAAACGAATGCGAAGACGTGATAATGGTGTATTTAGATAAGAACAGATTTCGAGATGCCGAAGAGAAGTTAGATGAAATGTGTTTATATGTAGATAAACTATGTAAATACAAACACTTAGAGGACGTAGTTACATTCTATCGAAAGAAGGAAAATCAACTAAGAGCGTACATAAAAAACAAAGAGATTCGTCTTAGTTAACTTACATTTATGTGTAGGTTATATTTTTGTGTTTTTTAATGTTGATAAAGTCTATCGTTTTAGTAGGAATTAACTTAACGCCGTACCTTCCTTATTCAATTGAATTACAGTTCCTAAAATAAAATCTTTCAAACTAACAGTATTCATTAGACGTTAACAAAAACAAATCATTATTAGGAGGGTTTACATGGCGATTAAATATATAACGTACGTAGACGATAAAGGGAATTTAAGGTATAAGAATGTAACCGAAAATGGAGAGAATGTAGTGGTTACAGATGAAAATGGAAAGATAACAGATGAGTATTTGAATCCAGTCGAGATAGATTTGAGTGAAGTAATAAGTAAGATTGATAACTTAAAGGTAGAACATCAAGTGATAATAGATGATTTATCTATGTTAGAGAACACGGATTTATCGGGAGTTGAGAATGATTTACAAACATTAAGTAATGAGCACGCTGATATGTTGGTAAAGTTAAATAGCTTGGAAAATACGGATTTAACGGAAGTGTTGAATGATTTAGATGGTTTGAATGTGAGGCAGCAAGATGTATTAAGTAAGGTAAATGCATTAGAAAACGCTGATTTGAGTGGTGTTGAGTCGACGTTGAGTAATTTGAACAATGATCATGACACAATATTTAATCTGCTGACGGAAATAAATAATAAGGATTTTAGCGTTGATTTGACTGAAGTTTATAATCAATTAGCTAATCTGAACAGTGAACACAGTAGTATAATTACTATGTTAGAAAGTATTGATGTTGGTAATGGCAGTACAGATGTGGACCTAACGGAAGTAACGAATAAACTTGATGTGATGCAACAGGAGCATGCAGATATTTTAACTGCTATAAATGATATTGAAACGGGATCTGGAGGAGAGACGGTTGATTTAACGGAATTACACAATAAGTTAGATAGTATAACAAGTGATTTATCTAATGTACTTAGTAAGGTAACCACACTTGAAAACACGGATTTATCTGGTATTGAGAGTAGTTTAACAACGTTATCTACTAATGTAGATAGTATATTAAGTAAGGTAAATACGCTTGAAAACACGGATTTATCTGGTGTTGAGGATAGTATGTCTACAGTAGATAATAAGGTAGATAATGTCGATTTGAAGGTAGATGATGTATTACAGGATTTATCTTTTATTCGAGATAACTATGTATTAGGAAAGGTTATTATAAAAGATGTTTTGTATAATAGTTCGGATAATGTAATAGAGGTAACGTATGATAGTAATCGAGATGACATGAAAATAGTATTTATAAAGAGTAATGTAGAAGTGAATTTGAATAAAGGTGATAACTTAACGGTAAGTATTGGTTTGGATGATTTAGTTGTAAACGCCCTAGGTCAAGTAAATGAAGATGTAGAGATAAGGAATAATACAAACGGTGAATTAGTAAGTGTATATAAGATTGTAGAAACGGTTGATTATAAACCAGGTCAAATTATTGTGGATGGATTGAAGTTGAAAGAGACAGAAGAAGGGTCTGTATTAGAGTATGATTACGAGATGTTGGATAACGTTGTGAGCGATGGTGAGTTAAATAAACAGGATATAGTTGATGTATTTAATATAGCGTTTAAGTCGATTGATTTAAATAAGACGTATGATTTTAATATAAGAGATGGTAACTTTTACCCTGCAAACAGTAGCATGGATTATTATGTAGATCTTGTATTAGATGTAGAAGGGGAAAAAGAGTTCACACAAGTTTTTGAAGTTAACGGAGAAGTCAGACAAGAACGGATTTTTAATGTAGTCGATTACAGTTTAAATGATGAAGGAACTCAACTGAATATAAATTATACTAGTATGAGAAACGACGTAGAACTAGTTTTGAATAGTTTTAATGTAGGTCAACTCGATGATGAAGGTACGCTAACAGTTAGTTTGAGTGATTTAGGAGAAGATGTTGGTGGAACAGCATACGTTGATTTAGAAATAATAGAAACATCTACATCAAATGTATTACAGAGCTATGGTAAGATTTTTGAGTTGATTGTAGGGGAGAAGCCGAAATTTAATGAACCGGATAACTATGATTCTACTGTTTTAACACCTTATAGATATCCGACTATACAGGAACTTAAGGATTTAGGTATAACGGTAACGGACAATGAAGATGGTGACCTAACAGATAACATAAATATAGAACATTATGATGCGTTTACAACACAGGAAGATGTTTTTATAGACCTAGGTGTTGTTGATAGTGATAATAATCACCAGAGTTTGTACGTTAAATTCGACAACAGTGGTTTTAAGGAATCAGGACGGGATGAGTATGTTGTTATAACAAAAGTGGAAGAAAATACGAGTATGGAAGAATTTAGGATTGTATATGATACGTTCGCAAATAGCTTAAAGATAGATATTTACTTAGACGGTTCTAAGATAGGCGATAAATATTTAGATGACTATGTAGGCGGGGGTGTTTTTTATATAAACTGGAGTGATGTAGGATATACGGGAAGTGAAACTGGGATACAGGTTGCGATTGATGTAATAAGAGATGGTACGGTAATAGAGAGTAAGAAAACAGTAAATCTAACATAATTGAGGTGGTAATGTGAGTAAGCAGTATTTGATTTATTTTACGTTTGATGAAAGCGTTGAAAGTACAACAATAAAAGCGAATTATGATGTTGAAGAAGAGATAGATTATTTAATCAAGCGAGGCAAGACGTTCGAATATAGAGGGCAGGAGATCGGATTTGATGAGGTGTTGAATGTTCGAGAAATATAAATAAGGTGTAAAAAGACGTGATCAATAAACAGTAATCACGTCTTTTATTATATATCCTATGCATTTTTATTAATCCTTTAGGTATAACCTTTCAAACGGACAGTGGATATTATGAGGAGATGATAAATATGTTATTTATGATTATTTTTACATTTATATTATTGTGTTTGATTGTAGGTTATGGCCAGCACGAAAAAATAAAAGAAGATAAAGAATTAAAAGAGTTATTGAAAGGAGATGAGAAAGATGAATAATGTATTCGATTTATTTAAAGTGAGAAAAGATTTAGGAGAGATAGAAGAATTAATTGCTAGAAAGCATGTTAGTTTAGTAGGAGATAAGGAGGAAGTAGAAGCGTTTAATGTAGTACAGATAAAAGAGGATTTGTTCAATAGCATTGATAAAATTGATGTGTTTTTAGATGAAACGGATTCGAATTATGTAATGGCCGTCGCGTATGAAAATAAGGCGAAGGTATTTAGACTTTTTATGCATCTGAAAAGTGTAGAAGAGAAAATGAAGGATGTTGGTTAAAAGGACTTCAACGTCCTTTTTATTTAACTTAACATTTTAACTTCTTAGCGTGTTAAAGGATAGGGTAGGAGGTGAAAGGGTTGAAAGAGTATAGTAGAGTCGAGATAGTAGAGAAGATACGAAAGGTTGATTTAGATGGGTTGAGAGGAATTGAAGAACAAAATAAAAAGTACCTAGAAAGTCGAATATACAATAGAAGAAATTTTATAAGGGATTATCTGGATTCAGGTGGTAATGTGTCGAAGTTGTGTAAAGAAGAGTTAGGTATAAGTAGAGCAGATTTATACCGTTTTTCTAGTGTAGATCATATCTTATGGGTTATTATTACTTATTTTAATAGATATCACAAGCATTGTAATTATCATAAGCGAATCACTTCCTAAACAAAAACATTTCTAAAGGACAGTATTCACTAGAACCTTAACAATAACGGATAAGACAAGGGTAGGTGTAATCCTTACAAGACTTTTGTGTAGTAGGGATTTTATTATATCAGAACATTTTAACGTTTTAGCGTGTTAAAGGATATATATAACGCTTTAGGAGCGTGATAACAAGAAGTTAGGAGGAGAGACGATGGGAAATAGTAATAATAGTAAGAAGTCTAAGGAAGAGATTGAAGAGTTTTTTAATGATTATGTAGAAGAAAATGAGATTAAGTTAGAAGATGAAGAAGGACTTAAAGAGTATGTGATAGGTAAATATAATACGTTTAATCCTATAAAAATCAATTTAGATAGGATAAAGGATAAAGAACGAGAAGGGTACGATCATTTGTCAGATTTGGATATTTTTTTAATAGGAAACCAGTATTTCAAAAGGGAAGTTTGGAATTATTATGATGAGGTTGAATATCAGAAACGGATGAATCATGTGAGCAATGAAGGCATGGCCGAGTTATTTAATGTAGGTAAATCTACATATCACGCTTGGTTACATCATGACGATGAACTGAAAACACGCAACCAACGGGGTGTTAGGTTTACTACACATTCTATTGTAAATGTATTGGTTGCACAGTGTTTAGAGGGTAATGTGAATGCGATAAAGTTTGCTTTACCTAATTTAGATCCAGAGAATTGGCAACATTCGTCTAGTTTAAATATGCAGAGTACTGTAACGAAGAAAACTAACGCAGACGAGAAGTTGGAAGATATGAGTGAAGAAGAGTTGGTTGATTTATTTACACAAATAACTAGTAAATTAGAAGAGTAGAGTTTAGTAGAGGTGGGGGTATTTGAAACCGCCCTTTGGAGCAAGGGTTTGTGATAGAGGGATTGAGAGCCAGGGTTTGAGAGTCAGGGTTTGTGAGCAGAGATGAGGTGAGAAGAGTTGGTGGATATAGGTGAGAACAAGGATGTATTAAATGTATTGAATGATAAAGTACATTTAAACTTAGCTCGGAGAAACTTTAGGTATTATTTAGAGAGAGTAAATAAGTACAATGATAATTTTTTTGTACCTAAATTTATAGAGTACATGTGTTGGGTGTTGAACGAGGTAGCCGAGGGTCGGATAAAACGTGTGATATTTAGTTTACCACCTCAGCACGGGAAATCGATGACAATAACAGAAACATTTCCTTCTTATTATATAGGAAAGAATCCGGATAAAAGGGTTTTGGTAGGAACGTACGGAGATAAGTTGAGTGAGAAGTTTGGTAGTAAGAATAGGGAGAAAGTAAGGGAATTTGGTAAAGAGATATTTGATGTAGAGTTAGATAAAAGTAATAGTAGTAAACAGAACTGGGGTATCGAAGGGGAAGACGGAGGATTTTTATCTACAACAATTCGAGGAGCAGCTACAGGTCATAGTGCGGATTTAATTGTTATAGATGATCCTTTTAAGAATCGTGAAGAAGCAGAGAGTAAGACGATGAGAGATAAGGTGTGGGATGAATATAGAGATTCATTTTTATCTAGGTTAAGTGCGGATGGGTCAGTGATTGTGGTGATGACACGTTGGCATGAAGATGATTTAGTAGGAAGATTGATAGAAGATGAAGAGGACGATTGGTTAATTGTTAACATACCTTGTATAGCAGAAGATGAGGATGATGTGTTAGGACGAGAACCAGGAGAGGCGTTGTTTCATGAAATTGGTAAGGATGAAGAATGGGCCGAACGAAAAAGAAAGGAAGTAGGAGAAAGAAGTTGGAATAGTTTGTACCAAGGAAAACCTAGACCATCTCAGGGTACTTTAATTAAGAAACCATGGGAACGTTATTATAATAAGTTACCAGAATGGAATTTGTTCGATGAGTTTACGATCACAGCAGACTTAGCTGTAGAGGAAAAAGAGAAGAATGATAATCATGTTTTCCAAGTTTGGGGACGATTTAATGCGGATCATTACTTAATTGATCAGGTTGCGGATAAGATGAATTATCCAGCTGCAAAGAAAGCGTTCAAGAATTTTGCAGAGAAACATCCTTACGCTGAAAGGAAGTTAGTTGAGAAGAAGGCATCGGGGGCACAATTGATACAGGAATTAGGTAGAGATATACCTGGAATTGTACCGATAGAACCAAAGGGTAGTAAGTTTCATCGAGTTGATAGGGCGAGCACGTTGTTTGAGAGTGGTAACGTATTTATACCTAACAATAAAATGGGTGAAGAGTTTTCAGAGGAAGCATTAGGATTTCCTTTTGCGAAGCACGATGACATGATTGATGCGGCATCTCAATATTTAATCGATTATTTAGATAGGAAGAATAGAAGAGTACAGAAAAAAGCAGGAGGAGTTGTAGGTTCAACTCGTGGAAAGAGAAAGGGAAGGAGAAGATAAAATGGGAAAGAAGACGGTAGGTTATGTAAGCGGAGGTAAGTATATTAAAGGAAGTTTAAAGAGTAAGGTGAAGACGGAGGAATCAACGCAGATAATCGATAAGTTTCAGAGTAATTATGGTACGTTTAATGTTGTGTTACCTAAGTATAACCCTAGTGTTTTAGCAGATTTAGGTGCAGAGAATACGTATCACTTTAAGGCAGTTAGAGCTAAAGCAGACGATGGATCAGGAGTTGGTTGGGAGTTATTAAAGAAAGAAGATGAAGTTGATGATGATGTGAAGGAGAAGGTAGAAAGTTTAATAGAAGAGAGTGATATAAATAACACGTTTAGAAAAGCATTTACAGATTTGGATACAATAAGCTTTATGACGATAGAGGTAGCGAGGCAAGGGAGATTAAGTAATAGACGGATAGATAACATACATCATGTTCCGAGCGAGTTTGTAAGGGTACATCGACATAGAAATAAGTATGTGCAGATGGTTGGAGGAGAGTATGTATGGTTTAAACGAGTTGGGTACATGAAAGACGTAGACATTAAAACGGGTAAGGAATATCCGCATGGGTCGTTACCGATAGAACAGCGAGCGAATGAGATGTACTTTTATTCTAAATATAGTAGTGATTCTACTGTCTATGGTACATCAGATGCGATACCTGCTTTGGGAGCGATTTATGGGGACATTAATCGTAGAAACTATAATTTATCATATTTTGAAACAGGAGGTATGGCAACATGGGCCGTTATGGTTACGGGAGATATACCTCAAGGGGAAGAAGATGATAACGGTGATATGAGTTATGTACACGAGGATATAAATGATTTAATTGAACAGGTAGGAAGCAATCCTCATGGTGTCATGGTTTACTCGATTCCGAATAAAACTACGGGTGGAAATATAAATGTAGAGTTTCAAAAACTGAGCGATGAGCAGAAGGAAGTAAGTTTTAGGGATTTTAGGATTGATAATCGAGATGAGATACTTAGTGCACATGGTGTGCCTCCACAGCGACTTGGTATAAGTGAGACGGGAAATTTAGGAGGAGGAAATACGGAAGAAGTAGACGCTATCTATAAATCAACGATGGTAGAACCTCTGAATGGTGTGGTAGAGGAGTTTATGAACAAGATTTGGATTCCTAGTTTAGGGGTAGATGGTTTAAAGTTTAGGTTAAAACGTAGGGATGAAAAGGGCGTTGAGCACGATATAGAAAATTTGAAATTTCTGTTTGATGCAGGCGCTATGACATCTGAGGAAGTCAGGGAATTATTTAAGGATAAATACAATTTAAGTGATAAGAAGATTGAGGAGAATAAGGAAAAGTTAGAGATAAAAGAATAATTTTTATACAAATCCTTTATTGCTTTAAAGTCCTAAAGGTTACATCTCCTAAGGGTGTAACCTTTCAAACACGCAGATAGGTGTAAATGTTTTAACGCTTTAGTGTGTTAAAGTATTTTTGGTAGGAGGTGATTGAGTGGAAGATTATGTAGCAATTAAGGGGTTAGAGGATGAAGAGAAGAGATTAATATATTCTGTTGTGTTAACTCCGAACAGAGAAGATTATGATAAAGACGTTTATTCGAAAGATGACATTGAGCGTGTAGCGCACGACTGGTTACGTAATTTTAGGAAGTTTGATGTAGAGCATAATTTTGCAGTAGAAGAGGGTTTGAGTGTTGTACAGTCTTATGTAACGACAGAGGATAAAACGTTTAAGATTGATGGTGAAGACGTTTTATTGGAAGCAGGTACGTGGGTTGTAGTTATTAAGATAGAGAGTAATGAGTTATGGAAGAGAGTAAAGTCTGGAGAGGTACAGGGTTTATCTATAGCTGCATTTAAAGACGAGGATAGAGAGAAAGTAGAGCGAGCGATGAAGAGTAAGACGGATAGTAGGGTGAAGGTTAGTGATTTAGGAGAGGATTATTTCACACCGTTTGTTAGTTTAGTTAAAGATCCTGCTGTTAGTCAGGCACGTATTTTTTCTATTAAGAATAAGCGTGATGTTGAAGAAGAAAGTGATATAGGAAGTGAGTTTATTAGCGTATTAAAGACGTTTATAAATAAGTTTAGTAAAAAAGATAGTGAAGATGAGGAGGAGAAGATTGATATGGAAATGACCAAGGATGAGTTAAAAGCTTTAATTGGAGAGACATTTGAAGAGATGTGGCAAGCAAAAGCGAGTGAGAAGGAAGTAGAAGAAGAAGTAGAAGAAGAGGAAGTTGTAGAGGAGCAGGACGAAGAAGAAACTGAGGAACAAGAAGAGGAAGAAGAGGGAGAAGAGGAAGAAGATTTGAAGGCGAGTACAAAAAGTATGAATGATTTGTATAGTAAGGTAGAAGAGTTAGAGCAAGTAATTAAAGGTAAACCAACTCATATCAAAGAGGATGGTACAGAAGAGGTTGAGGCGAGTAAGAAGAGTAAACCGACACATGATGTATTAGGTTTTCCAATTAAAAATTAAAGGTTAATTGGTTGATTATATAAAGTTCAGAAGAGATTAGATTAGACGAGACGAGAATAAAAGAGGAGAGGTTAGTATGACAAAGAGAAATTACGATTTATTTGAAGAGCTTGATAACAGTAAGAAGAGTATTACGACTTCAGATTTAGACAATGGTGTATTAACACCGGAAAAACAAGAGGAGTACATTCGAGTTTTACATGGTAAAAGTGTTGTATTAAAGGATACACATTTTATTGACATGGGAGCACAGCAAGTAGATATTGACCGAACTGGTTTCGGACAGCGTGTGATGAGAGGTATTAAAGCAGATGGAACGTCAGAAGAATCTAAACCTTATTTTAAAACGAATAAGTTGATTGCAAAGCCTGTAGGATTTGATTTTGCATTACAGGATCATGCGGCACGTCGTTCGATCGAGAAAGATAATTTAGGGGAAACATTAATTGCAATGGCAGGAGCAACATCTGCAGTAGATTTAGAGGATTTATTTTTTAATGGTAATACAGAATCTCAGGATCCACTTTTAGTTGAGACGGATGGTTGGTTTAAGAAAGCAACACATCAAGAGACTGTAGAAGTTGACTATGAGACTGTAGAGGATATTGAAAAGGTTTTTGAAAAAGCTTTAGAAGTACTACCTAAAGAGTATTTTGATAACCCTGAGGAGTACGCTTTTTATGTACCGTATGATGTACATAAGGCATATAGGGATCTTCTTAAGGAACGAGCTACACAAACAGGGGATGACGCGACTACAAAAGCTAAACTACCTGACTATGAAGGTATTCCTGTTAAGCATGTTAATGTGTTGAATCGTCCTGAAAGTGGGGATAAAGTACTTTTGTGTAACCCTAGGAATATGGTGCATGGTATTTTCTATGAGACTACGATTGAGGATCAGCGAAACGCTAAAAAACGACAGACAGATTATGTAGTAACAGCGGAAGCCGATTGTCATTTTGAGAATCAGGAAGCAGCTGTAACGGTAACAATTACAGAGCCATCTGCATAATAGGAAGTAATTTTATAAGAGGATAGAGAGGAGTATCGATTAGGTACTCCTTTTTATTTTACAATCCTAAAGTTATAACTTTCTAACAAACAGTTATGTATATACCTCCACATAAATGTTAAAGGAAGGAGGGGTGGAAGTGAAGGGAAGAACGACGAGTTATTACAGTAGTGTATTGGAAGTTATGTATTACACGAATGTAAGCGTAGAGATGATAGATCCTAACGGAGAGATGACGGAAGAACAATTTATTGAACGGATTGAAGAGTTTTTAAGAGAAGCAAGTGATTATGTAGAACGGTATACACGAAGAGATTTTAACAAAGAGGTAAAGCAAGGAAAGCTGGAGACAGTTTATGCAGGGATACATGGGATAACAAGACGTATTGTAGCCGACTTAGTAGCACAGGCAATAACAAGACGAGATGGTAACATTTTTATTGTAGGAGAGTCTAACGAGGTATTAAAGGATAGCGTTTTTAATGCGAATGTAAAGAAAGATCTGGATATGTATAAGAAGCGTGTACGTCCTCGCTTTAGTTTAACAGGAGTATCTAAAACAGGTGAGAGAGATAGTGGTGGTAATGTAGAAGAAGGTAGTGGTAACGGGGAGGAAGATGAGTTGAGTTATGTGCAGATTAAAGCAGATGAGGAGATTGGTGCAGGTAGTTTAATAAACATTTATGCGGAGTATGAATTAGGACCGATAAAGTTTAGGAAAGCAGACGCTGAGTTAGGTTTTGAAGCGCATGGATTTATAAAAGAGGATACGAATATAGGAGACGTAAGTAACATTTATCTAGGTGGTGTTATTACGTTTAATTACAGTGTACTAGCAGGACGTAGTTATTACTTAGGAGTAGATGGAAAGGTAGTAGATAAGCCTAATGAGACATTTAGTACGTTACAAAAGGTTGGTTATGCAGTAGGAAACTACGACTTAATGTTTAGTGCAGAAGAAAGCTTTGGTGGTTGATGATGGATTTAAGCTTTGAGGTATTATTTAACCTAAATAAATATATAAAAGATTGGGATGAAAGTGTAGAGAAGATAAAGGATAAAACAGAAAAAGCTATTAAGAAAAACATGCAGGATGAATCGCCTTATAGAACTGGAGATTTAAGAGAAAGTATTGTAGTAGGGTTTGAAGATGGTTTTGATATAAGGGTTACGTCTGATCTTGATTACGCAGAAATACAAAATTTTTGGACGGATTTTGCAGAGAAAGGTTATGAGAAGACGAATTTACAGGCGATTGTTAGAGAGGTGATGGGATGAGTAGTAAGTTGAGAGTACCTTTGGATGAGGCGTTTGGTTTAGTTGTAAATAAGATTAAGAGTTTGTTAGAGGGAGAGATGAAGTCGGATAGGTATTTGTGTGATGTAAAGACGGTAAGTTTAGGAGAGCGAAATTTAAATCAAATACGTAAGCCGGCCTTATGGATTTTTCCTATGAATATGACGTTGAATGAAGATCCGAGTCGAAAAGTAGAGTATTGGAGTTTTCCTATACAGGTTATGAGCGTGTATGCGAGTAATGACACGGAAGAAGGTTATTTAAAGGCGACGGATTTAGCAGCTAGGGCAAGAAGGATTTTGGTACAAGATAAAAGGATGGGTTTAAGTAATATTGTATATGAAGTTGAGTCAGCTCGATTCCTTCCTACAAGTAGTTTTGGAGTTAGAGGTAATGACTATGCGGCGATAGCAGAGATTGTAGTGAAAATGACAGTTGATGAAAGTTTTAAATAAATTTATTTGGAGGAATTATGATGAGATTTTTTGGGGTAAGTGAAGAAAATGGGTTTGGTGAAAGTGTAGATACGATTGATATGTATGTAGATGCACCTAGCGTTAGTTTTAATCTAAGTGGTAGTACGGATATAAAAGTACCAACTGCGATGGGGCGTACAGAGAAACAAGCGAAGAAGGGTAAGCGTAATAGCTCAGGATCCTTTGATGTGCCTGTTGATGTAGATTTTTTTGAATTTATTATTGCGTTAGCGTTAAATGGGACAAATGAGGATGTTGATGGTAATAAAACATTTTTTGCCACAGATAAGAAAGAACTAAAATCTTTTCGAGCGATGGTCGGGAAAGAGGAATATCAGGAGATTTATAGAGGTCATGTTGCATCAGAGATTTCTCTAAATGTTAGTGAAGAGCTTGTTAACATGAGTGTTAGTACTGTAGGAGGAGATGTAAAACGATTTGAAGGGTCTGATATGAAAACGGAAGAAGAGATTTATAGTAATTATGTAGAGTCTTTACCTTTCGCTTTTCACGAGATGACGTTGAAAGTAGATGGAAAAGAGATTGATAACAAGGATCTGAAAATGAGTTTAAATAATAATGCAAATATAGATAATGCACACAGGAACGGGTCTAAATTACCTCGAAAAATAAAAGGTAATAAGTTAGAAGTAGGATTAGACATGAAGATTTTTAACGATGACGCTCTTGAATTATTGAATAAGTTTGATAGTGAAGAGATTGTATATTTTCCTGTTGAGATGACGTTTGAGCTAGATGGAGATAAGATTACGATAACGTTACCTAAGTGTACTGTAGACGGTGACACTAACGATTACAGTAATTTTGATGAGATGTTTCCTGCTATTAAAATAGCAACGTATTCGACAGATGTAAGTGTGAACGGTGAAGATGTATTTACTAACATTTATACAGAGGTAGAAAAAGCAAGTAATGTAAGTGAGATTTAATTAGAGAGTAGGTTACTTAATTAACATTAGGTATCCTGCTCTTATTTAGTTTCAAATCATAAAACGTTTCAAATGGGCAGTAGTCTTTGTACACCAACATAAACAAGATGATATAAGGAGGGGTAGAGGGGATCTAACCTCCTTTTCGTCCTTATGTAGGTGATTGATATTAAATTAAATTAGATTAGAGGAGATGAGTAGAGATGACAAAGTTTACGAAAGAGATGTTGCATAGCAAAATGGATGAGGTGCATGAGGAGTATATAGAGAGTTTGGGAGCAGAGCTTGACATGGTTAAGTTGAATAGCTCTGAGTATAACAAATTAGAGAAAAAGGTAATAGGGATTTTTAGTAATGTAAAAGGACAGAAAGCTGATGAAGAAGGGAATATGAACGTGCAGCTGGATATGGAAGGGATCATGGGAGCGTACTACGAGATGAGTGTGAAAGTTGTAGCGAAGAGTTTAGTAGACTTTGAAGAAGAAGATGTACGTAAGTTTACGAAGGAAGAGTTGGAAGAGATTTATAAGAAGGTAAATGAGATTAGTGGGAATAAGGAAGAGGTCTTGCAGAGTATACAGAAATTTCGCGCGAAGTAGTGAAGGTAGATACGAGTGGAAGAAACATCAAGACTGTGGTTACAAATTTTGTGAGAATATACAGGATTTAACGATACAGCAAGATGCATTTATTACGTATTCTCTTATTGTAGATGCGGAGGAGAAACAGAGAGAACGAGAGCAGATAGAGAGTGTTAGTAGTGAAGGAAGCAAAGGGTACGAAGGAGATTTAGTAGGAAGTAAGGAACGTCTTGCAGATAGTATTGAGAAGAGGCGAGCGAAGAAGAGAGGTGAGTAGGTTTGGGAGCAATGGATTTTATTATAAACGCTAAAGATAACGCTAGTAAGATTATAAGTGGTGTTGGAGAGAGCGCTGAAGACTCTGCCGAAAGGGCGGAGGAGGCGTTTGATGCGTTTTCTTTAGCAATAAGTGGTGCGGGGATAGCCTTAGAAGGACTTAGTAGGAGTCAGAAGGATTTAAACAATGAATTAACTATAGCATCTTCTGCGACAGGGTTAAATTCGGGAAAGGTTAAAGATTTAGCTAAGCAGTATAGTGACGCAAGTTTGAGTATGAATGAAACGGTAGGTTTGATAAAGCTTGCGGGGCAAAGAGGATTAACGAGTTCGGAGGAGATAGGTAAATTTGTAGATGCACATAAGGATTTGAAGTTAGCAACGGGAGAAAATATAGATGATTTAACAGAGTTTAATAATGCGATGAGTACAGTAGGTATAGAAGCAAATAATGTAAAAGATTCGTTTGGAGCCTATGGTTATGTTTTGAATGAAACGAAATCAGGAGTGTCTGGATTTACGGATTTTATTGATGCAACGAGTGTGGATATGAAGAAGTTAAATTTAGATGTAGATGAAAGTGCGGCCATGTTCGGGATTTTACAGAATGAGTTAGGTATGACAAAACAAACGGCATCTTCTGAACTACCTGCGGCGATAAATGAGAGTGATGGTAGTCTACAAGGGGTTTTAGATACATTAAATGTAAGTAAAGAGACGTGGGAACAATATAACGGTAAGGTTATGGATAATGCAGGAGTAATAGAAGAGAATGCACAGAAAAATGCGGAGAATGTGACGTTTATAGAAGAGATGCAGAGTAAGGTTTCGGATTTAACTGTAGAATACAATGAGGAAATTTCTGCATTAGGAGATCTAAGTACTGTTTTAATTGCGGTAGGACCTTTAATGCAAGGTTTAAGTGCGGCAAAAGGTTTTATGTTGAGTACAACTGTAGCGAGTACAGCTGCAATTATAGGACAAACAGCTGTAACTTGGGCACAAACAGTGGCAACGTGGGCACAAACAGCGGCATCTTGGAGTTTGAACACGGCGATGGGTTTATCTACAGGGATTATAAACGGAGTTAGAAATTCTAAGATAGTATTTACTGCGATAACATGGGCACAAACAGCAGCAACGTGGGCACAAACAGCGGCAACATGGAGTTTGAATACGGCATTAGCAGTGTTAACGAGTCCTATTACACTTGTTGTTGCGGCAATAGGAGCATTGATAGGGATAGGAGTACTATTATATAAGAATTGGGAGACTGTAGCAGGTTTTGGTAAGAAGGTTTTTGGAGGATTGTTTGATTTCTTAGGAGATACGATAGGAGAAATTGGAGATTTATTTGTATGGTTAAAAGATGGTTGGGACGACTTATGGAATGGAATGTCTAAAGGAATAAAAACACCAGTTAATTTTATAATAGGTATGATAAATACGTTGATTGAAGGAATGAATAATCTACAAATTAAGATTCCGGAGTGGTCTCCGATTGCAGGAGGCAAGGAATTTGGTATAGATATACCTACAATTCCGCAACTGCACAAAGGGGGTACATTTAGAACACCGAACGTTGGTGGTGAAGGTTTAGCGTTATTGAAGGATAGAGAGAAAGTAGTAGCACCAGGTGGAATGGATGATGATGAAGGTGGAAGTAGTGTAAGTGGTATGAATCAGATATTACATTATCTGAAGAAGATTTATGAGCGATTAGGTGAGGATAAGAACTTCTATTTAGAAGGAACTTTTAATCTAGGTAGTAATAAGCAATTTATACAAGAGGTAATAAAACTGTCTGAGAAAGAGAGAAGTAAGAGACGAGGAGGAAGTTAGGATGAAAATATATTTAGCAGGAAAAGAGGTGAACGTGCGTTATGGCACGTTCTCTTTTTCTAAAGAAGCAGGAAGTGATGATAGTTGTAGTTTCGATGTAGACGTGTATGAAGGAGATACATATGAATTTGCAAAAGGAACTAGAGTTGAAGTAGAGGATTTTGAAGGTATAACAATATTTAAGGGATTTATTTGGGAAAGCGATGAAGGAGAGTTTTCTGAATTTGGGGAAGAGTTAGTAAGCGTTGACTGTGTATCGGAAAAGTGGATATTGCAGAAGACTTATGTAACCGGAGAGGTAGAAGACGAAGAGGTAGGTACATTCTTACAAAGGATTGTAGATGATATTGGATTAGGATTTAGTTTAGGAAAAGTACATTCTTCATCTGAATTGATACCTTATAAGAAATATGAGTATATGAAGGTATCTGATTTATTTGATAAGGTGACAGACATTATTGACGGGTACTGGAATATAGATACGGATTTAAATATTAACTTTTTAAAAGTAGGAACGGAAAACGGAGGTGACTTTAATGAGAGTGAAGTAGCAGGAGAAGTGAAAAGAAAAAATACGAACGATGGGTACGCTAACAAAATAATTTTATCTAATTATAGAGAAAGAAGGCAAAAAACAGAATATAAAGTAGGAGACGGAGAGAATAAAGTGTTTACGTTATCTCATCCAATCGATTATATAGTAGAGATATTTTATGTTTATTTAGATGAAACGACTGGTGAACAGGTAAAAGTAACGATAAGTGAAGATGAGATAAAAGAACGTGGTGAAGAAGGATCTGGGGAAAGTGGTGTGAAGATAAATTATAGTAGAGGCGCGGATACGATAGAGTGGGTTGATGATAATTACACCTTAAAAGAGAAGGATGTGTTATCTATAACGTATACAGGGTTAGTTAAACTAGAAAATTTTAAGAATGATGTAGAAGAGCAGCAGAGATTTAGTAATATAAATAAACGTTTTAGTGTAGTACCTTATGTAGTTACGGACCTTGTAATAGGTAAGGATAACGCTGATCGGTTGATGAGTATGATGTTAAAGAAGAAAAAAGAGGACGCTATTGTACTTAACTTTGCGACTTATACTCGTCTTGAAGTAGGCAAGACATATAATTGTATGTTTCCAACATTAAATTTAAACGATCAATTTATAGTTAATAAGGTTGATTATGTAGAGGAACCGACAGGATTTAAATATGCGGTTGAGATTAGTAGAGGTAATTATAGTACGGACTGGAATAGATTTTATAGTGATTTAGAGATTGAGTTGAGTAAAGAAGAGACACTAGGAAGTGCGAGTGGAAATGGTTATAAAGAAGTAGATGTAAATTTAAGTGAAATAGAAGATAGAACGAATAGGCCTGTAGATGTGCAGATAGGACGAATTTGGTTACTTAGGAACGGAGGTTTGTGATATGAGTGAAGAAGTTTATGAAATATGGACGGTAGAGGATTGGAAGAATGTACCTGAGGAAGGTAAAGCGATATTAAGGGATAATATTGATTTTGATAGAGAGACGTATGATGAAAGTTTTAGGTTTGATTTAGAAGGTGAACTTGAATTCGATGGTTATAAGATTAAAAACATATTACTAACGGATGCAAGCCTATTTGGAACAAAAGGAAAACTGAAGGTTAGAAATCCAGTTATAAATAATATTCAGGTAGTAGGAGGTGAGTATGGATACCTAGCAAGTGGTGATAGAGAAGATAGTAAAATACTTTTTGAAAATGCAGAGATGGAAGTGAAGATGACTAGAACTGAAAGAAACGGTAGTTTTATAGGGGATATAGAACATTATTTTATAGACAGTAAGGTTTATATACAATTAGATGATAAAGCAACGTCTGAGTTTGTAGATGATAGTTACGTTGAAGCAGTTAGCGTAAACGGTAGGTTTGTGAATACAAGTTTTACTATTAAGTAT